CTGGTGACAGTAGTTTCTCGAACGCGATCAGCATACAGGGAGAGGGCCATGGGCCCCTCCTATTACGCGCCGTTCGCAGTAATCGTCATCGACGATACGGCAACGGTTTGCGGAGCAGTGATAGTGGTCGAGTTCATCGACATGTCGCCACCGAACGTGATGGTGACACTCGAACTCACGCCGGCAGTGCTGGTCAAGCTGATTGTGACAGTCGTACCCGATACCGCATCAACCACGGTGCCGGCCAGAATGCCAGTGCCGCTGACCGTCATACCCGACACGACACCCGTCGTGGACGTGAACGTCAGGATATTACCATTGGCGGCAGTCGGGGCACTCGTGACCAGAGTAGTCGTCTGATAGATCGTGCCCTGCGCGACCACGGTGGTACCGGCCGAGCTCGTACAGATCCGCCAGTATCCGGCCGTGCCGCTATTGCCGGCAGCCGCACTGGTGATCGCCGACATCGTCAGCACACCGGCTGAAGCGCCCGGCGCGATCGGATTCGACATCGGCAGCGACGCAAGCAACGTGCCCGAAGATGCGGTACCGCAAGACGCAGGCGCAGCACCCGTGTAAATCAGCAGATAGGCCGTGGTGCTGGCTTCTGTGGTGATTTCGTTGACGTTGGCGTTCTGATGGGTCACACTATATTGCACAGACATGGCGTACCTCGATAATTACTGTGCGACCGGAGCCGCGGGTTCACTGGACGGAGCAGCGGCAGAAGCCGGCGCCGGGGAATTCATCACTTGCGCAGATGCCGGGGTATGCAGTCCACCGAGCAGTGCGCTGACATGACCCACCAACCCGGTGACGAGCGCGTGCGCTTCGTTCAGCAGATTGTGGACCGCGTTGGTAACGTGGGACACGGTATTGGAGACGAATGTGGTAACGGTCGCGAGCACGCCACTGATAAACGGTTGAATGCGATTGAACACAGGGAATCTCCAGTTAGGGATGCGCGAAGTGTAGCACTCGTCGGTCCGATACGGAGTTGGCTTACTCGGGTTCTGGCAGCACAACCTGCGGCCAGCACCTACAGTTAGCATTGCAACCCGGATGTGATCGAAACCCTGAACGCTTATCCACGATGGGGGGATCGTCCCACGCATGAAACGTACCATTGAGTTCGTGGTGATCTTTGCGCACGTCCGAATCCTTGGAGGTACGCCAGAAATAGCCAGGGGAGCCCACATACAGCGCCCGAGCCTCCACCAATGTCGAAGATGCCGCAGCTACCGCGGTGCGGGCTAGCATGCGAGCTCGGGCGAGCGTCACATCCTCAGTGGCCAGAATATGCTCTACGATCTCGCTACTGCGGCGGCCGGCGGTTTGCGCCTCGACCGCGAGATTGAATACATGACTCGCGGCGTCGAGAGGTATGCTTTTGATCTCGTCAACTCGTTCGGAGATCAGTTGTTGCATCGTATGCCCAACTGGCGCAGAGGCTATCTCTTGTCGCAAATTCTGTCCGATATCCAATGCTGTCGCATTCCATGCATTTGCATCGCGGCGCTCGACTTCGCCGACCATGCGTGTAGCCGTGGCGCGAGCCCACGGGTCGATAACGTTAGCGTAGCTCTCCAGAGTCTTTACAAGCGTTTGTGGGTCCTGCGGGAGCCCTCTCAGAATCAAACCAACCTGACGAGCGATAGCGACTAGTTGGCGACTGTAGCTTTTCTCGGCGTTACGAACACGCATGAAATGCAAACGCAATGCGCGAGCGATCTCACGCAGATTCGGCTTTGCGTCAGTTACTTTAGACGACACGATTCAGACTCGGCGACAGCGTAGGATCCATGGCTGATTCGGCTTCGCCGGTCATCATCAGGACATGATCGAGCTCTGCTGTCACTTCCGATTCGAGCGATTGCTCGGGCAACTGCTGATAGAAATCCTGGATCAGAGAATCCCATGTGCGGCATCCGTACGCCGACGTATAACCGTCAGCTTTCGCCATCGTCATTGGATCAGGTAGCTGTGCCATACGGATTCCTCAGATGCCCCGTGGCGAGCCACGTTTTGAATTCATTCATCGTCGCACGATGCACAGTCATGATCCGTTCGACGCCTTGCAAATCGCTGTAGCTCGATACGTATGCGGCACATGCACGCGCCTGCGAGGAAAACCCCAGCATGCACTTGTGTTCGTCGAAAAATCCAGTCCGCAGATCCTTCTGATTAATCACGTACACCGTTTGTGCGTCGCGATCGGGTCCGAGGAAAATGTCCATCCCTTCGTCGGGACCTTCAGCACTTCCAGTGTCAACCACGTAACCATAGTCGGCCGCCATCACCGCTTGCCATGGGTTCGACGGATCGCGCGACGTCCGTGTAGATCCCTTACGATTCTCGATGTGTAACTTCAGACCATGGAACTCGCACGTCTGATTGCCATCCTCGAACGGACGGGCACCAGGCATGACTCCGCTAGGCATCACATCAGGCTCGGGCAGCACGTTAGGCGGATAGCCCGGCTCGCTGTACGGAATGCCATGACGTTGCTCAGTGGCGCCGGCAGAGCCTGACCATGCCGCGTCTCGGCTCTTGGCGGCCGGCTTTTTGGCCGGTTCTTTTGCTGCAGGTTTCTTACCGCCCGGTGGCGGCCCACCTGGCACTGGTGGCTCATCTTCCATGCCCGGCATGACGATTCCCGCAGCCGGAACAGGAATGTCCGCGGCCGCTTCGATGTCCTCTTCCGTGATGTTCGTCCACACGCCAGTTTCCGTCGACTGCTGCTTGAGCTCTTGCATCGCGGTCTTCGTGGAGATAGTTCCCTTCTCTTCGGCGGACAACACTGTTTCAGTGATAGTCTTGGCGATTGTGGCCTTCTCGATCTCGGTCGGTTGCCACAGGGGCTTGAATGCGATTCCCATTTCATCTGACCATTTGATTCCGAGCGATTGCGCCATCAGCTGATACACGAGAGTCATTGGGTACAGCAGGTCAGTGACCTGACGCGCCTTGATCATGTCGTAGTAATTGCGCATGTCCGATTCCCCCGTGGCATTCATGCCGGCGGGTGATGTTCCGAACAGCTTTGTCTGCGGAATTTGCAGAGCGCCCGACAGCTGCTGCCGGAACTCTTGCAGGATTTCGGCGATGCCAGAGAACGCGCCATGTTGGTGACCTTCGTACTCGTCATCCAAATCCATCAAGGTGACGCTTTCGATCCCTTGGCGAGCACGCATAGCCTCCAGGTACGATCGGATACCTTGCGCTGCAATCTCATTACCGCCCAGCAATTCGCGCAGCCCCTTGATCTTGTACGTCCGGATGAACGACTTATCGATCAGCTGCGCCGCACCGCTCGATCCGATATCGAATGAATTGATTCGGTCCTGAATCGTCTCTAGCACAGACAATCCCCACAGGTTTTCCTGAATCGATTGCCAGTACGGAAGTTCGTTCCCGATCAGACGAATCACGCGCGTGTAGTGAATCTTCATGCGGGGTAGGGCCGGCGCGTCCGCGGTGACGCGGTAGAACATTGGCTTGCCAAGTTGCGGGGATGCAAAATCGGTGACCAGCAATTCCAGGCTCGGGTCGACCATCCAACGATCGAGCGGAAAGATCCCCTTGAATTGATCCTTACCTACGGTTTCGAGTCGAAGCGGCGTAGACGGATCCTGGCCGGCGATCACGATGAACCCGAGGCACCCGCCGTACAGGCGAGACCATTTGACGACCGATCGAACGCTGCCCCACAGGTTCAGTGCAGTAGCTGCCGTTTCCATCTTGCGGATGTCTTTTGGTTTCATCGGGCCGGTCAGAATGACGCCCTGGCGGGTCATGTCTTCGGGGATGACGTCTACCGCATTCTTGCAAACGAACTGCCCCCGATACATCAATTCGAGGACCCAACGGACCCGCGTGAGAGGATTGAAGCTGGAACCTGAGCTCGACAGGATGTTCTGCGCGCCCAGCCCGAGTCGGTGCGAATAGTTGACGAACGAGTCGTTGTTGCTGAATTTGCCGTCGGCCTGGATTTGCGCCAGCGGCTTGAATGCGTCGGCACCGACACTTTCGCGATCCTTAAGATCGGCGGCCCGAGCGTCGTGCATGACTTGACTGACGTCTACTCGGGTGGACTTTCGACCCGCACCTTCTCTTTTTCCACCACGAGGCATTTGATTCTCCATTTATTCAGAGAATCATACGGCAATTTCAAACGATAGCGTGCTGGCCCATGTCTTCGAGGAAAGGCTTGATCATCTTAGCGAATTTTAAGACATCGAATTCGCCGGTCGCGGTGCATTCAGTGAATGCACCAATGAGGATCTGAGTGGCGCAGCTGAAGCCGGTTTTATAGCCGTAGCAGGCCGCTTGCTGGATATCGAATCTTAAGTCTTCGCAAACTGTCAGGGAAAACTCTTCGACAGAACCCGTGAGGTTTTTCATTTGCGTGACCGATGAATGGTCGTTGTATCGAGCCTGGCGGCCGGTCGAGTCAGGGTGATGGTTATGCGGTCACCGACCCGGCCCATATCCACGATGATCGCGCTGGCGTCGCCGAGACCGCCCTGAAGTGTGTATGTCCGATTATCTTCGGCATCAAGCTGAACCGCCGAATCTAGGGACATCGCCTCGATTCGGATCAGGCTCATGACGATCAGACGTACGTGACAGTGTTGGTATTCACGGTGGCCGGGTTGATCACGGGGGCGCCGCCGAGCGCGAGCAGCACCTGAGCAATGCCATCGGCTTCACTGTCGGTGTTCAAGGTCACCTGAATTTGGGTGATTGCCTGCGCGCCGCTGAGTGCGTTCGTGACGTTCAAAGGAAATGTGACGGTATGCGAAGCGACGGGCATGTGAATCTCCTAAAGGAATCGGTCGGGGTAACGCGCTCGTACTTGCTCTACAGGGCTCGCCGGCCGCCTCGCACCCCGGACGACCTTCGTAGGCATGCTATGCCTGCGGCTATTCTACTACTATTTGGCGGCCGGCATGAATCCCTCAGTGGTCGCCTCACCGCCAATCATTGTGAGGGCCGGACTGGCGATTGGCATTTCTGCCGCGGTAGCCAGGCTCGAAATGTGCTCACCGCCCATCGAAATGACGTCTCCGCTCCGCGGGTCGACCAGGTGCATCGTACCCGTCTCTTTGGTCAGGCGTGCGGCTTCGACGTCGCCGGCCGGATTTGACCATGACCCGAGTTCTTTCCGCTCGTCCCCGTCCATGTAAAAGCGGCCGGTGCCCTTCCAGGTTTTGCCGAGCGGAGGAATGATTTGCGGACCGACGATAGGCGGGGTCGGCGGGTCGAGTCGAATGGACAATTTCTTCGTGGATCGCGGGGCACCGCTGCCGCCATCCTTTTTCGAACGAGGCGCAGAGAGATAATCCAACACTTCCTGTAACTGATCACGCCACTCGATACTGTTCGTCGGTTCGTGGTCATACACGAATTGCTCGACAGGGTTCATGCGAACCCCGGCTTGCTCCCTATCGTTGCACTCGTCCCATTCGGGCAGGTTCACTTTTTAGCTCCTCGCATTTGGGCCTGCTCGATGATGGTCGGCAGTGCCTGATCCAATTGGCT